TCTCATTACTATACCCATAATATGTTTTGACACATTCTAAGTCTGTAACCTTATCCTTTCGGAGCCAGGGAGAAAATCTCTTCTTTTTCCTCAAACTATTTAGATAAAACGAATATTGCATATCTTTATCCAGTTGATGATGCATATTCATTTCATTTGCATACATTACGCAATCAATATGTCCCGATAAACAACGATTAATAATATAGGGAGGATATGTTTTAATATCCTCTGATAGATCTTCTTTCGTAAAGTTAATCGAATTAAGCCAGTCCTTCAGTTCCATAACAAATTTTTATTATAATTAAATAGCAAAAGTTCTTTTCTATCTTTTTGCTCTCGCATATACTCGCCAACGGAACGCATTGTATAAGTCAAATCAAACTCAGCAGCATTCCAGTTCTTAAAACGATCTTTAACAAGTTGATATGAATTATAACTAATCAACTGATCCATAGGATTAGCATCGCAGTCAGCAGCAAACTTATCGTGATCAAATCCTTTGTGCATTGATCCCTTACGCCCATAGAGGTTATCCTTAATATCATAAGGAGGATCGAGATACAAAAAAGCATCCATATTTCCATCCATCAAATAATCGTAAGAGTAATTAGTTATTCTCCAATTGGCAATAATCTTTGAATATTCGGGAAGTTTTTCAATTCCACGTACAGAAAAATTACCTATTGATGCTTGTTGTGAAAAAGATGAAATTTCAGTCAGACCACTAAAACTACACTTATTAACAATATAGAAAGCAGCAGCACGATCAAGATTAGTTTGATGAAGATCATTTACTGAAACTTTTGCATCAGCAAAAATAACCTTTGCTTTGTCTGGAGTATTATATTCAGATTTGAGGTCCAAAAGAATATTTTTCATGTCTGAACCAAACATCTGGAGTTGTTGCCAGAAGTTTACCAATGGTTCATATAAATCATTGACCCATATTTTGATATTTGGATACTTCTTGGTAATATGAATAGCAACACTTCCACCACCAAGAAATGGTTCACGGAACTCATTATAGTTGCGAAGATCTGGAAAGTATTGATCCATTTTGATGCAAGCACGGGATTTTCCACCTGGCCATCGTAAAGGTGTTTTTAATGATTTCATTTTAATTCAAACTCTACACGATTTTTAAATCTTTCAATCTCAATTAAATTAAAAAAAGAACCATATAGTTTACCATGATCAAAATTAACCTTTCTTACTCCCTTTGGATCTTCTTTTCCATTCACGTATCTTTTTTCTACTGGATATTTTAAGATATCTTTTTTCCAAGCAATTGCAAATTTAGTAAGAGAATTGTTAAACCAGACCATACCAAATTGCGGAAATTTTAAATGCTTATCTTTTCTAGAAAGAAAACTCAAACATCTCCAATTTGAGGGCCAATCATCTTTCCAGGTTTTACTCCTCTCAAGATCAAATGCACAAACAATCTGGTCATCCAAAAATAATCCAATATCAACCCCACATGGACCATAAGGTTTTTGAACTATTTTATATTCCTTTAAAGTATTTTTTTCAAGAAATTTGCAAAATATATCCAACTCTGTATTATCATCATATGAGTTTTTTCTATCAGTGAAAGAACCCAATTCTCCAATTTCTTGCTTTGATAGATAATTCATTTGAATTCACACTCACATTTGTATTACTTAAATTCGCATTCGCACATTATTTCGGTGAGAGCGGCGAGTAAGTTAATTTCTTGGTCGGCACAAAAAGCACATTGGTATTGATACTTAGCAATAACAAGAACGGCAGCGGGGATAGACTGGGGTGAAAGATGGTCAAAAGAGGCGTCATAAATCCTGCGAAGTAAGCTAGAAGAATCGTTGTCCAAGTTGGAGACCACCCACTTGCGTACTTCTGTGAAGTTTTTATCTTTGAGATGTTTAATGAGATCATTTACGGAAATATCAGAAAAGGATGCGAGAATACCAGAATCAATTTTACCACCAGTAGAATACCTTTGAAGAGTATTAAGAAGTTGTCTTGTGTCTGGGAAATAATTTTTAATTAGTTCTGCTACAACTTTTTTATCGTACTCAACTTTTTCTTCATCAAGAATATGAGACATTCTATTAAAAATAGAAACCATCAACTGGGATTTTTCATTCTTTGGAATAGGTGTGTATTTAAGAACAACACACCTTGATTGAATCGGTTCAATAATTTTGTTTAGATTATTACAAGTAAAAATAAAACAAACATTATTGTGAAGTTGTTCAATTACACCACGAAGACAGAGCATCACATCATTAGTTGTTCCATCAAACTCATCAAAAAATACCACCTTTTTCTTATCATTAAACATAGAAACAGTTGTTCCAAAGTTAATGACTTGATTGCGAATAGTATCCAAATACCTACCCTCAGATGAACCATTCAGAAACAAAACATCTTGTTTGGTAATCTTACAGAGAGTTTTAATTGTTTGAGTTTTTCCACATCCTTGAGAACCTTGAAGAATAAGATTTTGATTTAGTTGCCCTTCATCTACTACATTAGTAAAAAACTTTTTTACACTTTTAGTAAGAATCAAATCTTCAACAGATTCTGGTGCCCATTTTTCAACCCAGAGGAATGGTTTGTTATCAGTTAGTTCCATAATTAATTAAATCCACGAAGGTCGCCTTTCAGGCATACGAAGATAATTATCAGCAACCCAAGGTTTGGATGCGATGTATCGTTTGTATGCTTCAAATGTATCAATAGTGTCGTCAAACTTCCATTCCTCAGGCATCGCACGAGCAAATGGAGTCACTTCTGTAATCTTACCCTTAGGAAACAAATAGTATGCATCCACTAGAGTCTTGTAACAGGAGTGAGTTTTATTATACCGCAGGCAGTATTCATCAGACAAGTTCAGTCCCCACTTGATTAACCAGTAGGCATTATGGATACTTTCCATTGCCCACTTGGTACAGGGATGATTGCGGAATGCTCCTTTCTCGGTCTTGTAGGGAGTTCCATCCGCCTTAGGAAGAGTACCGTAACCGTGCCCCCACTTCTCTGATGCGACGATAGAGAGCATCTGACAGCACTCTAGGGGCATTTTAACAACGTGTTTGTCGGGAAGGCAAACGGCACTCTCAGCAGGCCAGGGAGAAGTCACAAAGATGTTCATCAACCAAAAGTAGAATCAGGCTCCAGAGCAATATGATAAGTCACATCGAATGCAGTATTCTTGAATCGTGACAAAAGTTTACGAGAGATCACCACCTCATATGAACCAGGAAGAATCTTGATGTTTTCTACCTTGAAGTTGAACGTGAACACTTCGTCAGTTTCACCAACAACAACGGAGAAATCATTAGAAGTATCGTTCTTCTTGTCACGCACCACCAGTTTCACCACACCTGCTTCACCAACCACAGACAAGTCAGGAAGTTGATAAACAGCAGCAGCCTTAAGGAGTTTATCAAGTTCTTTGGTATCAAGAAGGAAACAAACATCTTCACTCGGCAGAACAATATCCTTTTCGGGAGGAGTAATGATTACGTTAGGATCTGCAAAGAAATACTTGGAACGAGACTTACCTTCTTTGATCACCACATAACCATCGTTCTGAAAATCAAGTTCAGCATTCTGATGGAGATTGAGTCCATTCAGAAACTGGTTCAAATCGTAGATACCAAAATCCTTTGGAAGTTCTTCTTCAATTGTTGCTTCTGCAAGAATGTTCTTCATTACACTAATACTACGCAAGTGATTTCCTTTTTTAAATAGAATACTTTGATTAATAGAAGAAAAATTCTTTAGAAGCGTAAGTGTTTTGTCAGAGAATTTCATTTTTTCCATATTGTAAATTTGTAAGTTTGGTTTGTTCCTCAAGAGTTAAGGAACAAAAAAGTTCCCAAGCAGCAGCAAGTTGTGCGTTGGATTTTTTTCGATGACAATCTCTACAAAGAGATTGTAAATCAGGAATTTCTTTTTTAATACATTCCCAACTCATAGCAGATGGTCTTTTATTCCACACTATGTTTCCTCCAGTATTACCAGTTCTAAGACGAGTTTGCTTCTCTTTTTTGGAAGATGTTCTTGGTCTAATGTGATCAAATTCAATATTTGATGTTGAACCACAGGATACACAAACACTTCCAACATTTTCAAGCAAATACTCTTTTTTCTTATTATAATGGTCTCTTTGAAGTTGTCTTTGTTTTTCTCTATTTTTGGTTTTCCATTCCTGCTGATATTCTTTTGTTGTTTTATCTTTGTATTGATTTTTTGTCATTAATATTCTTCAACTATTCTTATTTAGAAGAATATTATTTTTCATAATAATCAACGAAATTCAGAGAGGCCATTGTCTTTGCGGGTGTAGTGCCCATCAAAGTGAAGTAGAAGCATAGCATAGTGGATGACTTTCAAGAGATCGCGTTTGTTGCGACCATCCTTGTCACCATA